TGGGATTCTATATGATGATATGATTCTTCTATTAATAATTGCGTCGAGAAAGGTAGAGTTTTATTATTAATCAGGTCGACTGGTGCAATCAGATAGGGTCATGCGTCAGGCTCATAACCTGAAGGTCGTAGGTTCAAATCCTACCCCCGCAACCAAATAGATCGCGGATAATAATCAAACCACTAAAATTGTTTTAGCTTCTTGACGCTCGTATGACGCCGGGAGGATTAAAATGGCATACATTAGGAAGCGTAAAGGAAGATTTACAGTTGCAGTCAGAAGAAAGCATGGACAAAAACTGTATAGAACTTTTGACAAGTTATCCGACGCACGTAGCTTTGCAAAAGAAACAGAACTGAAGATTCAGCAAAATAGATATAGAGATATTTCTGAAGCTTCAAAGACTTCTCTTAAAATAGTTTTGCATAGATATTTAAGAGAAATAATAAAAGACAAATCTGATAAACGAAGGGAGCGTTCTAAATATAATGTCATATTAAGACATAATATTTGTAATAAAATTCTTACAGAATTAAGAACGTCTGACTTTGCAAAATACCGAGATGATAGAATTGAACTTGGTATAAGCAATTCTACAATTAACCGGGAGCTGTCAGCTATGCGAGTAGCAATTCAAACTTCTATTGATGAGTGGGATTGTTGGTTGCCGGAGAACCCCGTTAAGAGCTCTATTAAGGTTTCTGAAAATCCTGCAAGAGAAAGAAGATTGTTGCCTGGAGAATATGAAAAGTTAATGGTCGCTTGTCAGCGTAGTAGCAAATTTTCAACACCAAGTATTTTTTGGTGTCCTGCAATTAATTTTGCAATTGAATCAGCTATGAGATTATCAGAACAGTTATCTTTAACTTGGCAAAATGTGGATATGCAAAAACGAACTGCATTTCTTCCTGCGGCAACTACTAAAACAAAAAGAAGTAGAACTGTACCTTTAACAGATAAAGCATTGGAAGTTTTAAGAGAACTGCCTAGACATATTTCAGGTAAGGTTTTTAATATGTCGTTGAACTATCATAATAAAGGTTGGAGAGCTCTTTGTAAGAGAGCCGGAGTTGAAGGTTTAAGGTGGCATGATTTGAGACGCGAAGCTACTTCAAGACTGTTTGAGAGAGGACTTTCAATAACAGAAATTCAATCTATTACAGGTCACAGAACGCTATCCATGTTATCTACTTATACTCAGCATGACGCTGAAACATTGGCAGTTAAATTAAAAAAATAATATCAGTACACTCGCACCGGCTACCGCCGGTGCTCGTGCGGTGTTTTTCGTGTGGATAAAAATTTCTTCCACGTTTTGATATAACGGCAAAAATATGTCCTGCTACCCTTGTTTTATTTTATTAAAAGAGTAAGATTCTGTTTCCTAGTGGAACGAGCCACTTTAAAAAAAATCCAAGAAACAAGAAACAATCAAACATTTAATTAACCGGTTATAAATTATTAAGAGCATTTGTTATGAATAAAGTTATTGAAAGTATGGATTTAATCATCTTCGAAGATGTCATTTTTTTTACAGTCCTTTGCTGTCTTACAAGTTTTCTAACAAATATAATTTATCTCTAAATCTTTGCAGGTTAGAGCTCCGGTTAGAAATTAAAAACTAGCCCCCTTGCTCGGGGGGTTAGCCAATAAAAGGAGCTCAAATGAGCATCAATAAAAAGTTAACGGAAGTACAACAGCTTTCTGATGAAGTGAAATCTTTAAGAGAATTATTAGAGAAAATGTTTCATAAGAAAACTAAACATAAGCATAGTCCAAATTGTAATTGTGATTATTGTTCTGGGGCAATTTATTCGAGTACATATTATGACAAAAAATAAAAAACCAAAGCTGCACTCAGATATCTTAATTGACAGATTAAGAAGATACATAAATCTAATTGATAATGTTAAAGCCTATATGGAAGAAGATATAGAAGCTCTAATTGATTCACAGAAACGAAAGCGTTTTAAGAAACGTATGACTCCGACTAAGTCATGGGGAAAAATCAGAAAGGAGTTATTACATTAAATGCAAACTAGAGATCAATATGAAGAAGCTAAAATATTTGCAAATCTTTTTGCAGGTATGACCAGGTCTTATATTACTAAAGATAAGGACAACAATTATCTGACAATAGATGAAACTCTTACTCTTGAACATTATCTCGAACATATCAAAGGTAATATTTCTCTTGGTGTTGAGCCAAGAAATGACAGCAACAAATGTAAATTTGGATTAATGGATTTTGACGGGCATAAGAGTGACAAAGAAAATGTACGTCCATTCACTAAGCAACAAATTAAAAAACTAATTGATAAGATTAATTTTTTTGGTTTTCCTCTATCTGTTTTTAAATCCAATAGCGGCGGCCTCCATGCCTATCTACTTTTAGATGATTGGGTTCATGCAAGAGATGTAAGGCATATTCTAAAAAAATTTTCTTATGCTCTTGGATATGAAAGAGAGTGTAGGGAAGTTGAAATATTTCCTAAGTCAGATGTTCTATTAGATGGTGTAGGTAAAAAAGTTAATTTACCCTATACCGGTGGCAATTCTCGGGTATTATTAAATAGTGAAGCAATGGAACAAACCTTTGCAGAATTCTTAAAAATAGCCCCTGATAGACTCGTTAATCAACACTATTTAGAGAAGTTTAAATTGTTGGACATGGATAAACCTCAGCATAGAAACGAAAGAACTTTTGCTGCGGCAGTTTTTTTAAAACATCATTACCAGGATTGGGAAAAAAGAGTTCATGCTTACAATGAATTATTTAATGACCCGCCATTAGGTAAAGCTCCAAAAGATAAATCTAATAGACTTGAAGCTACAATCTTAAACTCAGTTAGAAAAAAAGATTATACTTCTAAAGAAAACGAAAAGCCGCCATCAAAAAATCCTTCTGCCTGGAGAGAGGGAACTACTGCAAAAGTTATATCTGAAACTAAATATATAATTCCGCCTGCGGTTGTTGATGGATTAATATATGCAGGAACAACTTTCATTAGTGGTAAATCTAAAATTGGTAAATCATTACTTGCTGAACAGCTTTGTGATGCTGTTGAAAAAGGGGGTGAAATTTTTGGTTGTAAATGTTCCAAAGGTGCTGTTCTGCATTACTCATTAGAAGACGGCAAAATAAAAAAACAAACCAGGTGGAAGAAAATGGGTATCAATCCTATAACTACTCTATATCAATTTAGAGATAGAAAGCCGAAGATTCCATTATTGACAATGGGATTGGAGGAAGAAATAGAAGATTGGATTAAGAACACACCTAATGCAACAATGGTTATCATTGATCCGTATGTTAAAGCTAAAAAAACATTAGGCGGGCATAAACTTAATGCTTATGAAAACGACAATTATAATCTGCAAAATATTGTTACTCTTGCAACAAAATATAATATTGCGATTGTTTTCTTTCATCATACAAAAAAGAAATCCGAAGATGATGTCTTTGATGAAATGACTGGATCTGCGGGTGTTCAATCTAATGCAGACAGCATGATTCATTTAGGTACAAATAGAAAATTGGGAAGTAATGTTATTCTATCTTGTATTCCTAAAGATGCTGAGCAGAAAGAATTTGAAATTGCTCGAAATCCAAACCTATTGTGGGAATATGTTGGCAAACCTGGTCAGGCAAATAGAACTAAGCTACAGAAATTAATCCTGGAAAGCATTAAGTCGCTTGACACAGGCGACGGAGTTCAGGTGGCAGGTATCAAATCTGCTGTTGTAGCAAAAGACAATTCATTTACTGAAGCTCATATTCAAACTGAGCTTGGCAGATTAGCTGAAAAAGGCGAAGTATTAAGATTGAAGAAAGGAATCTACAAACTGGCTAACTACTAATACTTGTTATAACTGTTATTTAGAAATAACAAAATAACAACAATAACAAGTGGTGTATGAATCGTATTTTGTAGTTTTTCTATAAACTATTCAGCTTGTATGACCGCCCGTAAATATTTTGGTGGCTACTCTTGAGTTGATTCAAAATGCAACACCCTAAGCAAAAAAAGTTTTTTTTGAAAGTAATGACTACTTTCATATTACGTTTAAAAAGTAGTCTGTCGCTTGATCCTGGTCGCCTAATACTTGATCCCAGATTCTTTTCTCATGTATGATTCTGCTATGAAAACAAATAAAAAATTAGAAATTAATCGCTACTTAGCAAGACCAGCTGAGAAAAAACCTATGGATATAATTTCATATATTAATCGCATGAATTCGATTTATGGCAATGGAACAGATAAAAAGACTTCCACAGATCAACGTACAGACTCAAAACAAGTGAAGCCTGATACTAAGGTCACACCAAAAAAAGAAAAATTTCGTTATTTGTCGTGGGCAGATAGTCTTGAAGAAAGAACACGTCCTGCCAAAAAAGCACCTGTTAAAATTGTTAAAAAACCAACAGTATTAGAATTATTAGAAATAGAAGATTGGCTTAATACCATAGATCCAAATTATTGGATTCCAGAAGAAAAACCCAAACCAAAGCCTGAGGATAAAACTCGTATTATAAGAACGGGTATAACCAAACTCATATAGAATTTGTAGGATAGTAGCCTCCAGTTTAGGGGTGATGACAACAATTAGCTTATATCTGTCTCTTTTATACTCTCTATATAATTTATAATTTTCTTTAAATCTAAATCAAAATATTCTTTATTTTTTCTAACCCTATATTCGTTAAAATGTTTGTGTATTTGTTTCTCTCTTTTTTCTGCATCTTTAAATTGTTTAGAATACATCACTTTAAATGGGTGCAACACCCCCGTCTCTGAACTCAACTGATCGGCTCTATCTTCTGGTAACCCTGTAGTCCAACCGATCTTATAAGTGTTTTTTGGATAAGATTTGTTGGAGAAAATATAAATGGAATTAAGATTTGTCGCAAGTTCCACTGAACGTTTTCTAGATCTTAAAATTAATTCAATTCTTCTTTTTAATTTATTGTTCTCATCAATGATCTTATTAAAGTACCAACGGGCATAACTTTCTTTAGGTAAATATGGTACACTAGCTTTATCTATTGTGCTTATATTCCCATTTACATCTACTGTTTGTCCTGTACCTAAATTGTGCAATTTTTTGTAAAACTCAAGAGTTCTATGTGTGCATGGTTTAGGATCGAATGAACCATGAGACATATATCCTTTTCTTCTTAGTTCAGTAAATTTTTCAATATCATTTGTGTATCCGATCTTAAAAGGGAAATCCCACATCGGAGAAAAAGGTCCAAGGTTTGTGCTTTGATAATTATCTTTTGGAAAAAAGTATCTATAATCTGCCATACTATTGGTAATATAAAACTCCCTATAAAGCTCCCATATTTGAGCGAAGAGTGAAACTAAATGCTTAGCCTTTTCAAAAAATGAATGTTCCACTACATGATCTTCAAAATAATTATCATGGATGGTCACATCTCTTTCAAAGAAAATAAAATCTTTAATTTTTTCTTGTGTGGATGTCCGTTTAAAATTTTCTTTAACAAAGCTACTGTACTCTTCATAATAGCTTTCTTTTTTTTTAGCGATTGGTTCAATTATTTTTATAAACTTACAATATTCATCATATTTTTTATTGAGATTTTTAGTATCTTCATTTATTTCTACAGTTTTAGAATTAAGTTGTTCGTCTTCATACTTTTCGTAGTCAGCCGAGGGCCAACGATTTTTAGTGAAATCGTATTTTCTTGGTATTTTATCTAAAACTTTATAAGTCATAAAAGTTTTTTCATATAGAATTTTTATGTACTACCAGTAGCCACCCATCCACCACCAGCAAAAATAAATTAAGCCTAAAATTGCTAGAACAAGAACTCCCCAACCAAGCCAATTAGGGCTACCCGCAAAACAAAGAAACTCTACTTTGCAGAAGCCAGATATAAAATTATTCCACATAATCTAAAAGTTTTTTTATTCAATAGCTTTTTTTAGTGAGGCTATTTTTTCTTCGACTTCTTTAAGAGCCTTATAAATTTTATCTTTTTCATCTTTGCTAATATTGGAACCACTTGGACTTTTAGGATCTAGTGCATTTTCCGTAACACCCATTAATCTTCCTAATCTTTCGCCCGTATGTAGCAAAGATTGCATGATACCTGCTTTAGTATTTTGCCCCTCTAAAGCTTTATCAATCAAAGCTTCGTGAGCTTTAAGTATCGGTGTGCCTTTATTTTTTTTTGCTAAAGCTACATCTATTTCTATCGAATCCCTATGGAGTATTTGACGATCTTTTTTTGAAGGATCTGAAAATCTTCTTATATCTTCTCTCGTTTTTCCAATTGATTTTAACTCTTCATCAGTTAAATCTTTTGAAGCATGAATTAAAGCTTGTTCCAATGATAAAAAATCTCTTGTCTTTGCCATAAGTTGCGGCCCGTTTCATTAAATCATAGGCCGTTGTTATAGTATTTTAATTGCGTTATTAATTCAAACAATTATCTCTTAACAAAAACCCCGCTGACTCCCATTGGCGGGGTTCTTTTTTTGGCCTATTTTCAAAAATCTTAGGCCGTAGCTAATAAATTTTTAATAGTTAGATTTAACAGTATGAGAAAAATATTATTATTAATAACTTTGGTTAGTTTAGTGGGATGTGCTTATTCACCCGTTATTGATAGCCGAGGAAACAACGGAAAAAACGTTGCTTATAGGTTAACGGACGATATGCAAACGTGCAAATCGATCGCTAAGCAAAATACTAACAATTTCATTGAAAGCTACAAAGCAGTTTATAACTACTATTTTAGACCTGCTGTTCTTTGGTTGCCTGACAAGATGGAATTTAAATACAAACATCTTGTTAAGAATTGTTTAACTAACAGAGGGCATAGCGTTTTAGACTGATTATGAAAACAAAAGAATTCGATAAAATTAAACCGTATACTTACTTGCTTATTAGAAAGTTTGACAACAAAAAGTATTATGGCGTTAGATGGGCAAATAAAAATCCTGCAATTGAAGATGTAGGAAAAATTTATTTTACAAGCAGCAAAATAATTAAACCTGATTTTAAAAAAAATCCATCTAATTATAACATCAGACTCAGTTGGACTTTTGACACCGTTCATGAGGCTCGGGAATACGAAAAAAGAGTTAATAAAAAAAATTTGAAAAAACCAGCTTGGCTTAACAAAAACGCTTCTCTACCTATTTATAATGAGGTACATCCTTTATTAGGTAAGAAACGTTCTGACGAATTTAAAAAAAAATTATCTGAATGGAATAAAATAAACAGTCCTAGAAGAGGTATAAAACATACCGAAGAAACAAAAAGAAAAATAAGTCTTTCTGGCAAAGGTAAAAAACACACAGAATTAAGCAAAACAAAAATGTCCACTAATAGAAAGGGCAAACATGTTGGAAAAGATCATAAGATGTTTGGAAAAAAAATACCTTTAGATCATCCTTTTTTATTAGCTTTGAAAATGAAAAAAGGCTCAAAATTGTCTGAAGAACATAAAAAAAAAATTTCAATAAGTAGTGTAGGAAAAAAAGTATCAGAAGCAACCAAGACGAAATTATCCAAAACAAATACAGGTGAAAAGAATCCTATGTGGGGAATAAAACACTCAGCTGAAGCAATATCAAAAATTCGAATGAAAGCATTAAAAAGATGGACTGCAAATGCAAGAAAAAATCTTTCAGGAAAAAATCATCATAACTACGGAAAATCTTGGAAATTAATAAATGGAAGGAGGATATATGCTTAAACAAAGAAAAAAGAAAAAGAAAGACATCTACGAAGATTATGAACCAGACGGAAGAGATCTAGCAGCTCATCTAAGAGTAGAGGAAGAATTTATGAAAGAGAACCCTGATTTTGATGCAGCCGATTATTTTGATCAACAACAGTCAGATATTCAAAGAGGAAAGTAGTTATAATTTTTTATAAATTAGAAAGTACAACACCAACACTTTTTTAATTTGAGCTACCTGTAAAATATTTTTTGAGTACACTGTGAGTACAATCCGAGATGATTTATTTCAAATCAACTAACAATTTGATGCGCCGCCCATCTGTCTACAATGCAGTGGATAAATACTTCTTCTTTGATTATTTCCTACTATAACTGTTTGTTGTGCGGTTGAAGTGGTCAACAATTTTATAGTGCAGTCTATAAATTTGTCAGTGCCTGGAGTTGCTCCTATTTTTTCACAAATTTCTTTTGCTTTAGCAATTTGTTTATCTTCTTTACTTTTTACAAGTTTGCCTTTTTTCCAATTACCTTTTTCAACTCTTCCATCTGCATATGTTAGAGTTCCGTGTCCATAAAATTCACTCTTTTTAAATCCCCCAACATATTTTCTTCCATCTGCATATGTGTAAGTCCCTTGTCCGTTATATTTACCATCTTTAAATGCTCCAACGTATTTGTTTCCATTTGCCGTTGTGAAAGTTCCTTGTCCATTATATTTACCATCTTTAAATTCTCCAACATATTTGTATCCTTTTGTGGACGTTAAAATTCCTTGACCGTGCCGTTTACCACCTTTCCATTCTCCAACATATTTTTTTCCATCTTTATATGTATAAGTTCCCTGGCCATTACAAGTCACTCCTCTTTTTTTTAATTCTCTCCTGATTATTTCTTTATCCTCTTCTGAGGTTTGCAGACTCTTATCTTGATAACTTTGAGCGCATAACATTATGTTACCAGTATTTTTAAGATAATCTTCATTAACGGTAACACAAGCACTCAACAACAAACCCAGAACCACGATCCCTAAAAAGCGTTTAGTCATTTAATAACCTCTTCTTTTCATGCAAGATTTATATATACCTTTTGCCGCAAACTCAGAGTTGGCTTCACTTGCCTGACGTGAACAACTGCTTTTCGCTGCATTTTTATCATCTCGACCACTTCCAAATTTATTAAAACCAGAAGAAACAGCTTGATAAATTGCTATTCCGACAATAAGTACAATAACTCCTACGACCAATCCATTAATTTCTTCTTTTATTCCTTTCCAATCCCTTTTAATTTTATTCTTATTTTTTTTGTTCCCACCACTTAATCGTTCTTTTTTTAGTTTTTTTAGGGAAGATAGATAAGCCGCAATAAAACATATTACTGCAATTAAGGAAATATAGGGAATCCATGACGCAAGATATGGCATTTCATCTCTAGCAAAAAAAATGACTGCACCTACGCCACCTATAATTATAAGAGCCATTACTATTTGATCGCGGTTTAACATTTAATTATTATCCTATCGCTTTCTTCATGATCCCTAAATCCTACACCAAATTGTCTAGGGAGTCGTGCAAGTATAAAGGTTGATTTCACTAGAAAATTTTATAATTTTTTTTAGAAAGTATTTGTAGTCATTAAGGATTCATCACCGAGTATAAAGGGTAAGACTATTGAAGTTAAAACTGGGTTAGGTACTTAACCTTTAAAGGACTTTGCAAATTTCTAAACGTGACTGGTACCTCTATTGAGAGACCCGGCGAAGCCGAGTGCGAAGCATGAGGCTGAGCCGTAGAGTGTATTGCGTCAGCAGACTCGTTACACGTGAAATTCCTGACGCCGGATTCGGAGATTTTTTTGTGGAAGTTCCTTGACGCTCGTATGACGTAATTGACATGGGATTCTATATGATGATATGATTCTTCTATTAATAATTGCGTCGAGAAAGGTAGAGTTTTATTATTAATCAGGTCGACTGGTGCAATCAGATAGGGTCATGCGTCAGGCTCATAACCTGAAGGTC